CGCCGAAGGCGCGCCTAGTGTTGTCACATCTGGAGTTTATATGAGAGTAAGATCTAAAGTTTTGTCCGCGGATTATGGTTCAAGTACGTATACAACATACGATAATCTTGGCGTAGTTCAAAGCTCCACTATATTTGATAAGGTCCCTGTTAATGTTTCGATCCTTGAAACCTCTGACATTGTTAACGAAAATTACCATAAGCGTAAAGCTAACGGTGAGATCTTCAATAACCCTTTCAAATCTGAACTTACAGTTGAACAAACGGGTAGTTTTTCTCGTATAGCAACATTCTCAAGTCCTGTTGGCTGGACCAATCAATGGTCAGGTTATGGTATTACGAGACATCTCTATACCAAATCACCCTGGCTTTCGATTACTGGCTATAATACCGCAGTTTTTGATTACACTGATTTTTTACGTCAGTGTCAAAATGAAGCTGTGGCTAGGATCGACAAAACCCCTTATGCGTTCTTGGAAGATGTTCTAGAGGCTCACAAAACCTTGGAGACTTTAAAACACCCCTTAATTGAAGCTAAGAAGATTATGAAGATCTTTGACGCACGTTATTGGGCTCACCGGGATTCTAACCTTGATCATACCCGCGCAATGGCAAAGGCATGGTTATCTGTTAGATTTCAGTTTCGTCCAATATTCATTTCAATTGAGAATGCTCTTGATGCCTACAAAAAAGGTGTCAAACAGCAGCCTAATAGACGTACATCCTACTCAAATTTTGAGAAGTCAAATTTTACCAATGGAACGATTACCTGTTCCTACTCTGGTACTACATGTACGTTTTTCTATTCTGAAACCTACTCGGTTTCACTTAGAAGCGGTGTGTTATATGACGAGTTACAAACTCGGCCAAATGACTATCGCGATCTATTAGGTTTACGCATTAAAGATGTTCCACGTGGAATCTGGGCAGTCATGCCCTACACGTGGGTTACGGATCGTTTTTACGACATTGGGACTTCGGTCTCTGCTTTAGTCAACCAACTCGATCCCTCTATAACAATACTGGCTCCATGGACTTCGCATCGCGTAGACTTCATACATAAAAAGAAGCTTATGACGACCGCTGTTTCTGGTGTAACGTACTCGCCTCAGGACGGTGATATCTGGTCTAAAAAGATTCATTCCAAATATCGCACGCCTTTTGCGCCTTACCAGTCTTTAATGCCATCCTTAAAAAATGGTGCTGATGACTTATTTCACT